ATGCACGACATGTCGCACTGGCGCCGATTCCGCAACAACCTTCGTCTCATCGATTCCGGCGCGGACGAAGGCGGTTCCGGCGAACCTGCAACGGGAGACACCGGCAACGAACCCGCCGCCGCAAACGTCGACTGGAAGGCGAAGTTCGAGGAGCAGCGCGCCCACTCGCGCAAGTGGGAGCAGCGCGCCAAGGACAACAGCAAGGCCGCCGAGGAACTGCAACAGTTCAAGGACTCGCAGCTGTCCGAAGCCGAGAAGACCGCCAAACGCATCAAGGAGCTCGAAGCGCAGAATGCCGCCTACGCGGCGGAACGACAGCAGAACGAGTGGAGGGCGCAGGTCTCCAAGGAGACCGGCGTGCCCGCCTCGCTGCTGCACGGCGATTCGCTGGAGGCCATGAGCGCGAACGCGAAGGCCATCGACCAGTACGCGCACCCCAAGCCCAAGGGCATGCCCAACCAGGGCAAGACCCCCGACGGCAAGGCCGCCGGCGCCGACGAACGCGCATGGGCCAACGACCTGTTCTCCAACCTCTGAACATCGACAAACCATCTGAAAGGAACACAACATCATGGCAATGGACACCAGTAAACTCCACCTGCCCAAGACCGTCGCCACGGCCGTCGTCAACAAGGTCAAGGAGACATCGACCATCGCCGCGCTGTCCCCGAGCAGCCCGCAGATCTTCACCGACAAGGAGTACATGATCTTCAACGGCGCCGCCGAGGCCGACGTGACCGCCGAAGGCCAGACCAAGAGCTCCTACGAACAGGACCTGAACTACGTGAGCGGCAAGACGTTCAAGGTGCAGACCACAACCCGAGTCACCAGCGAACTCAAATGGGCCGACGAGGACAACCGCTTCCAGATCATCCAGTCCATCCAGGCCGACCAGGCCGAGGCCATCGGACGCGCCCTCGACTACGTCGTCTACCACGCCGTCAACCCCAAGACCGGCGGACCCCTCACCGGATTCGACGCGCTCACGGCCCGCGCCATGCAGGTCACCGCCGGAGACGACGACATCACCAACGTCGACAACCTGGCCGACCAGCTCAACGAGACCTACGACATCAACGGCATCGCCATCAGCCGCACGTGGGCCTCCCGCCTGCGCAAGATCCGCGTGCCCGCCACCGGCATGCGCTACTACCCGGAGATCCCGCTCAACCTGCAGGTCGGCACCCTCGACGGCATCAAGGCCGCCACCAGCGCCACCGTCAACGGGGCCAAGGCCAAGACACCCACCAACGTGCTCGCCATCATGGGCGATTTCAGCCTCATCAAATGGGGCATGGTGCGAGACATCACGTCCGAGATCATCCCCTACGGCGACCCCGACCAGACCGGCGTGGACCTCAAGGCCCACAACCAGATCGCTTACCGCACCGAGGCCATGTTCTCCTACGCGGTCGTCGATTCCAAGGCGTTCGCCGTGCTCAAGACCTCCACGGAAGAAGGTGCCTGATGGGCGCGTTCACCCAGGACTTCATCGTCCAGAAGACGAACAGGAAGAAGCACAAGCCGGCCGCCATGGACGTGCCGGCGTGCCTGTGGAACCCGGATGGCACCCCGTTCGCTGGCGGCTCATCAACGCCTGCGGACGGCAGTGTGACGAACGCGATGCTGGCGGGAGGCATCACCGCGGACAAACTCGCCGCGGGCGTGATCCCGACCGTCCCGAAGGCCGCGTATGTGGCCGACCCGGCCGGCGATACGCCGACGAAGGCCGAATACGTGGCCTTGCGCGACGCTCTCGTCACGGCGGGTCTCATGCGCCCAAAAGCGTGACCACCGTCGACGGGGACATCACGCCCGTGCTCACCAGAATCGGATAAAGGAGGACCATATGGACCCGTCCGTTTCGTTCGCCACGCATTCCAACCTGGAAGACCGGTGGCACAAGCTGCTTCCGGAGGAGCGGGCGCAGGCGGACATCCTGCTCGCGGACGCGAGCGAGATCATCCGCAACCGCGTCCGCCCCTACCCCGAGACACATGACCCGGCGTGGTGGCTCGCGCATGAGCGCGGGCTCGAGCTCGTGTGCTGCCAGATGGTGCGCACGGCCATGGAGGCGCAGGTGTCCGGTGGACAGACCGGCGTCACCCAATCCACGGAGACGACCGGCCCGTTCTCCAGCACCTACTCGTGGCTGAGCCCCGACGGGTATCTGAGGTTCACGGACGACATGCTGCGCAACCTCGGATTGTCCGGCCAACGCATGTGGTCGATAGATATGGCGGAAGGATCGCATCATGGAGCGTGTTGACGTGTACCGGGGCGCGGCCGAGGTGGATGCAGATGGGAACCCGGTGCAGGGAGAGATGCGGCATGTGGCCTCGCTGATGGGTTTCGCGGAGCCGGTGGAGACTTCGCAGTCCCCGGGCGCGGACTCGCAGGGCGTGGCCCGCCGCTACACCCTGTACTTCCGTGGTCCCGAGCCCACGGGCATCCTTGATACGGATTGCCTCGTGGTGCGCGGCAAGCCGTTGATGGTTGACGGGCCGCCGCTCGAATGGTGGAGGCACGGGCGTCATATCGGCGACGTGGTCAACGCGTTCGTCAGGGAAGGATGAATCATGGCCAAGAAAGTCAGGGTCGTATTGAACCGGAAGGCTTTCGGCACGGAGGCGCTGCACAAGGCCGTCAAGCCGGTCATGGATGACGTGCAGGAGCAGGTGGAGGGCATGGCGGCGGTGGATCCGGCGATCAAGGTGTACCGCAACGAGGACACTGACCGCACCAACGTGGTCGCCACCGCTCCGGCCGCGTTCGAACAGGCCCACGGAGTGCTGAGCCAGATGCTGGGCATGGTGGTCGTATGAGCGTCATCCGGCCACCCGTCCGTCCCCGGCGCGTGGAACCCGTGCTGCTCGAACGTCTGCGCGACCGGTTCCATGACGTTGAGTTCGGCACCGTCCGCAACCGGGGCAATCCGTCCAGGGAATGCGTGCTGGTCGCCGTGCCGGGCCAGAAGGCCACCCCCGTCAGCCAGCAGGCGCGTTTGCGCATCTCCGTGTGGGTGCGCCGCGACGACGGGACCGGCGACATCGACGCCGCGCAGAACCTCGCCGCCGACATCGAACTGTACCTGACCGGCCTGTATCCGCCAAGGCCGGTCGTCACCATCGACCACGAGTCGGGGCCGATCCGCATGAGCGACGAGAACGGCTGCCTCATGGCGTACCTCACGCTCCTGCTCACCGTCGAAACCAACCAAGCATAATCATCGAAAGGCGTATGGCAAATGGCCACAGACACTTCGTACATCACCAGCGGCAACCGCGCCGACCTGGTCAAACTCATCAAGGACTACGCGCTCTTCCTGTGGAAGCTCGACGATCCAAACATCCCCGAGATGCCGGACTCCGAGAAATGGACGCCGCCGGAGGGCAAGAAGCCTGTCGGCTACAACAGCGAGGACGGCGCGGTACTGCACCCCGAGCCGGGCGACGAGACCGAGATCAAGGGCCACAACGGCGACATCGTGGTCTCCGAACAGGAGCCCGGCTACTGGACCCTGCAGATACCCGGCATCGAATGCCGTCAGGACATCGCCGAAGCCTACTTCGGCGTCAAGGCCGACACCGACGGCAACTTCCATGTCAGGGACGCGGCCACGAACATCGAATACATGGCCGTGCTCGCATGCCTCGACCAGTACGGCAACCCCATCGTGCTGCCCATCGGCAAATGCAAGGTCTCCGACCGCGACGACATGACCCTCGTATCCACGGAGGTCGTGACCTTCAACGTCACGTTCAAGATGTTCAAGGCCTCGGACGGCTACATGTTCCACGTCTATGGTCTGCTCGCGGCCGAGAAGGCCGGACTGGCCACCAAGGTCGACTCGCTGGCCGCCACCCCGAACACGCTGACCGTCGCCGCCGGCCGCACCGCGACGTTCAACGTGACCGTCTCCCCGGCGAACGCCAAGGGCTGGACCATCACCGCCACAAGCGGCGACACCGCGAAGGCCACCGCCACCGTCAACGACAACACCGTCACCGTGACCGGCAAGGCCGCCACCGCAACCGGCAAACCCGTCACCATCACCGCCACCGCCGGCGGCAAGAACGTGACCGTGCCCGTCACCGTCACCGCCTGACCCTGACATTCTTCCCCGCCCGCACCGATGGCGGTCCCTGCGGACGGGGAACCCCACCCACCAGACCGCCGCACACACTTTTTTCAGGAGACCGCCATGAGCGCAGAAAACAAGACCNTCGAAATCGAACCCGACATCAACACCGACGCCGAACAGCAGCCCGACGTATGCCTCAGCCTCAAGGGACTCGACACCGAAGTCACACTCCCCAACCTCAACTCCGCCGACCTGCCCATCGAACTGGTCAACGTCGTGCTCATCGTCAAAAGCAAGGTCGTCCTCTCCGAGGAGGAGACGTTCCACGCCACCGCCGTGTTCCTCGCCTACCTGCAGGAAATGCAGCCGACCCTGTGGAACAAGCTGCGGAAGGCCGGCAACCCGCTCGGCTGGATCAGCGCCATCGTCAAAGGCTGGGCCGAAGGCTCGGGCCTCGACCCAAAATCGTTTACCTCCTCATCCTCCATCAACAGCATCACTCGGCGCTGACCGCCGACTGGCTGACCCGCTACCGGCGCGTCTGGAAGCCATGCCACCTCAACGCATGGCTCGACGCGCCAGCCGGCCGCAAACCATCCGGCAACCTCGACTATGAGAGCGTATGGGCGCTCACCCGCGAAATCCTGCGCGACCACACCTCCAACAGCTTCGCCGCACTCGCCGGATGGTCATACACGCCCACCGGAGCGGAAATCGCGTTCTGGGACCAGATGGAACTCGAAGGCCGACTCAAACGCAAAGGCTACCGGCCATGGGCCGACCGGAGAACCGACCCGTTCCGCCGACCGGCCACGGAAACCCACGCCGATTATGAGGCGCGCATGGCCCGCCGCAAACGCCTCAACGACCACTACCACATCGAATGACCCCGACCGCCATCGGGGCCTCCCAACCACACAGGAGAAGCCCCGATGGCAGAAAGCAGCATCGGCGTCGTCTACATCGAAGTCGCCCCAAGCGGCAAAGACTTCGGCAAGAAACTCGAAGGCGACATCACCCAAGCCGCCGACAACGCCGCCAAGACCGGCGGCACCAGCATCCTCGGCAAATTCGGCGGCGCATTCGGCAAAATCGGCAAAATCGGACTCGGCGCCATCGGCACCATCGCCGGAGGCATCACCGCACTCGCCGCCAAAGGCGGCTTCCAACGCGCCCTCGCCATCGAAAACGCGCAGGCCAAACTCAAGGGCCTCGGCCACGACTCCAAAAGCATCGCCGAAATCATGAACAACGCGCTCGCCAGCGTCAAAGGCACCGCGTTCGGCCTGGGCGACGCGGCCACCGTGGCCGCGACCCTGAGCGCCGCCGGCATCAAATCCGGCGACCAGATGACCAACGTCCTCAAAACCGTCGCCGACACCGCACAGATATCAGGCCGCAGCCTCACCGACATCGGCACCATCTTCAGCAGCGTCGCCGCCCGAGGCAAACTGCAGGGCGACGACATGCTCCAACTCATGAGCTCCGGCGTACCCGTCCTCCAACTGCTCGCCAAACACCTCGGCAAAACCTCGGAAGAGGTCTCCGACATGGTATCCAAAGGCCAGATCGACTTCCAAACATTCGCCGACTCCATGCAGGAAGGCCTCGGCGGAGCCGCATTGGCCGCCGGCGACACCTTCCAAGGCGCGCTCGCCAACGTGAAGGCCGCGCTCGGCCGACTGGGCGAAGGCCCCGGCAAGCTCGCGCTCGAATCGTTGCGCAAGGCGTTCAACGCCGCCATCCCCGCCATCGACGCGTTGAGCGGCCAGCTCACCCCGTTCCTCGACAAGCTCAACGGCCAGCTCGACCCCTACATCGACAAAGCGATAGGCCTGATCGAACGGTTCGCGAACGGACTGCAGGACGGCAGCATCACCATCCAGGACATCGTCGGACAGGTCGGCCAACTCGCCGGCGCGTTCGCCCTGTTCGCCGGCGTCGGCGGCAACGTGGACAAGATCACCAACGTGTTCGACACGCTCGGCAAAATCGGTGACGGTGGGTTCGGCCAGCTCACCGGGAAACTCAAGCAGATGCCCGGCCAGCTCCAGTCGAGCCTGACGGGCCTGCACCAGTTCAAATCGTATTTCAACAAGGACCTGCGCGACGCCCTCGCCGTCGATGGCGACCCGTTCGCCAACGCCCTCAACCGCATCACCCAAGGCACTGACAGGCTCACAGGCCCGTTCAAATCGTTCGGCTCGAAAATCGCCGGCACCGACATCGGCCAATCCGTCACCGCATGGGGGTCAAAACTCACCAGCGGATTCGGCAAACTCACCAGCGCGGCCGACAGCAACCTGCTCGCGTTCGGCACGAAACTCTCCAACGGATTCGGCGGAGTGATCTCCAAAATCGGCGACTCGAAACTCGCCACCGGATTCACGGCGCTCGCCGGCAAAGTCAAGACGGCGGCCACGCCAGCCCTATCCGGTCTGGGCGACATATTCGGCGGTCTGGGCGACATCGTGGGACCGAAGGTGCAGGCAGGCCTCGGCAAGATCGGCGGCATGTTCGGCAGCTTCTTCAGCCCGGGCAACTTCCTGAAGTTCCTCGGCATCGGCGCCATCATCGCCGCCCTGGTCGCGGGACTGGGCATGCTCGACCAGAGCATGGGCGGGCAATTGTTCGTGCAGATCAGCAACCTGTTCGCGGAACTGCCCACCATGATCACGGACGGCATGGCGAAGATTTCCGCCGTGCTGCCGGGCATGATCCAGACTGGGTCGAACATCCTGCTTGCCCTGATCAACGGCGTGACCGGGAGCCTGCCGCAGCTCGTCTCGGCCGCCGCGCAGATCGTGAGCATGCTCGTACAGGGGCTCGCCCAGGCGTTGCCGACCCTCCTGCCGGCAGCGGTGCAGATGATTACCACGCTGATCACGGCGCTCATCGAACAGGCCCCCATGCTCATACAGTCCGGCATGCAGCTCCTGCAGGGGCTCGTGCAGGGCATCATGAACTCGCTGCCCACGCTCATCGCCGCGATACCGCAGATTCTGCAGGCGCTGCTGGATGCGTTCACGACCGCTCTGCCCACGGTCCTCAACATCGGCGTGGACATCATCCTCAACATCGTCAACGGCCTGGTCTCAGCCATGCCGCAGCTCGTCGCGATGCTCCCCACCGTCATCCAGACGCTGATATCCACGCTCACCAGCAACCTGCCGGGCATCGTCCAGGTCGGCGTCAACGCGCTGGTCAAGCTCATCGACGGCCTGTCTCAGGCCATCCCGCAGCTCGTGGGCTACATCCCGCAGATCATCGCGTCGATCGTCAACACGCTCGCCTCGAACCTTCCACAGATTCTGCAGGCCGGCGCGCAGATCATCATCACCCTCGCCGGGGGCCTTGCCAAGGCCATCCCGCAGCTCATCAGCCAGATCCCCGCCATCGTGCGCTCCATCTGGAACGGGTTCACAAGCGTGAACTGGGGCGAGGTCGGCCTGAACATCATCACCGGCATCGCCTCCGGCATCGCCGGGGCCGCCGGCAAGCTCGTCGACGCGGCGGTCAACGCCGCCAAGGACGCTCTGAACTGGGTCAAGGACAAGCTCGGCATCCACTCGCCGAGCCGCGTGTTCCGCGACCAGGTCGGCGTGATGATCGGCCGCGGCATGGCCGTGGGCATCGACCGCAGCCAGGACGTCGTCAACCGGAGCCTCGGACAGCTCGCCGATGGGCTCACGTTGGACGGCTACACGTTCGGCATGCCCACCCCCGTGATGAGCCTGCCGGCCAACGCCTGCCAGATGGTCAACGGCATGCAGTCGAACCAGCAGGGCATGCAATCCCAGTTGGACGAGCTGCTGGCCGAGGTGCAGGCGTTCCACGAGGATATGCCGTTCATTCTGCAACAGTTGGGCATCAACATCGACGGGCGGGAATTCGGAAGGGCGGTGCGACGCTATGCAACGGCTTGAGTACGTGTGTTCCACCGGCGGCTCGATCTCGTTCGAAGGCCCTATCTACGGGGAGACGATGCCATCGTTGAGAGGACGCGCGTGGACGTACACGCTCGGCGCGCGCACCCTTACCGGGGTGGCATGGCAGGCCCGTGAACTCACGCTCACCATCAAGGCCGTGGCCGGCGAAACCCAATTGGACCGGCTGCGCATGCTCACCGACCATGACGTGCTCGCGCACTCCAGGGACTCCACGATATCGGGCCTGCTGCGCGTGGACGACGTGTGGGAGTGCAGGGCGCTCATCACCAAAAGCGAACCGCAATCCATCACGCCACGCATCATCGAAACCCAATTGACCGTGACCCAATTGGGCATGTGGCGACGCAGCCTGCCGACCGTCACCTATGCGCCCAGCGACCCCGACGCCTACCAGTATCTCGATCACCCGTATGACATGGACTACGATTACGGGCCGCCATCCGTCCCACCGGTGATAGCCGTGGACGGGTTGGACCCGATGCCGTTCCGCATGACCATATACGGGCCCTGCTCGAATCCGACCGTCACGATCGGCGGCAACCAGTACCGGATCACCGGTGACATCCCCGGCGGCGCACGCGTCGAGGTGGATGCGGTTGAAGGCGAGAAGTCGGTGACGCTCGTCAACGCGGCCGGTGACCGGATCAACTGGTTCGCGAACGCGGAACGCGGTGCCGGCCTTGATTCCGGCAGCTACGTCTTCCAACCGTTGCCCGCCGGGCGCGCCGAAGTGAGCTGGCCGGGAGGCTACACGTTCGAACTCACGCCCGTCGAGGAGAGGAGCGAACCACCGTGGTCAGCCTCATAGTCACCGACGCGAAGCACAAGCCGTTGCGCGCGGTGGACGACTACACGCTCGATCTCGCCTACGGCAGCGATGAGAATTCGTTCAAACTCACCTGCCTGCCGCAGCCGGAGGCCGGCGCGCTGATCATGATCGACGGCACCGAATACGGCGGGTTGGTGACCGTGCGCAACACGGACGGCAGCGTGGAGGGCCCCACCTGGCATGGCCTGCTCTCACGCCGCATCCTCCAACCCGATACGGGTCGGGATTACCTCACCGTATCCGGCGCTGCCGGCGATGTGCTCAACATGTTGTTCAAACGCATCGGATTGGATGCGCTGTTCACCGCGTCCGCCCGGCACGCGGTCACCATCGGCTCCTATTCGTTCGACCGGTATACGGACGCGTACACGGGCATCCGGAAGATGCTCGCCGCCAACAATGCGAAACTCCGTCTCATCTGGGCGGACGGGCGTGTGAACGCGTATGCGCTGCCCGCCGAACACTCCGGCGGCAGCATCGACAGTGATCTGCTCGAATTCAAAGCCTCATTGGACTCGCAGCCGGTGAACCATCTCATCGGATTGGGCACCGGGGAACTCAAAGACCGTGCGGTCGTCCACTGGTACGCGGATGTCAACGGCAACGTGAGCCAAACCCAATCATTGACCGGATTGGCGGAACGTCAGGCCGTCTACGACTATTCCAACGCGAAACCCGACGAGCTGAACACCGAGACCAGGAAGAAGCTCATCGAACTGCAATCCCAGGGCGGCGTCGAGGTCACCATAACGGACAACACGTTGAGCATGGACATTGGCGACACGGTCACCGGCCGTGACAACCGGCTCGGCATCACGCTCACCGTGCCCGTGGCCAAGAAGATCGTGAAATCATCCGGCGGCATCCTGTCCGTGGACTACGAGTGCGGCACCGCGTCAGGCGATACGACGAGTCTCAGCGGCTCCGCGGAATCCAACGGCTCCACCGGTTCGGGCGGCTCCGGCGCGTACTACGCGGACGGGGTCACCATCACCATGCGCAACAACACGTTCAGCGCGGTCGTCACCCCTTCGCGCGTGGACGACGTGGAGAAAACAGCCAAGGACGCCTACACGCTCGCCTCGAACTATTCGGCCGAAATCGGCAAGGCACAGCAGGATTCCATCGCCGCCATCGCCGCGGCAGCCATGAACGTGGCCTCGATAACCACGGCCACGCCATTGTCCGCGAGCAGGAACGGCCAGGCCGTGCACATCACGGCAACGGAGGCCACGGCCGAAGGATCCGGGCTCATGAGCGCCGCGGACAAGCGGAAACTCGACGGATTGGACACCTACGCGCTTCCGGCCGCCACCATTGCCACGTTGGGTGGAGTCAGACCTGACGGCAGCACCATCACCGTCAATGAGGATGGCGTCATCACCGCGCACGCCACATCGACCGGCAACGGAATCCTGTTCCCGGTCGGCTACGTGGTCATGAACACCACCGGCTCGGATCCGGCGAATGATTTCGGCGGCGTCTGGGAGGAACGGCCCTCCCTGGGCGCGCACATGTGGGAAAGGACGGGATGACACATGAAGACACTGGGCCGTACATGCCTGCTCGAGGCGAACCTCATCCTCGTGGCCGGCGTCACCAACACCTATCGCCTCAGATGGCTGCGCAGGGTCACCGACAAAAACGGGGTCACGGTCGTCAGACCCATGGACCTGACCGGGTGGACGCCCCACATACAGGTCCGCCGCGACGGGCTCACCGTCATCGACCTCGCCCCCTACACGTTCCTGGACACGGACGGGACCATCACCATCCGCGTCCCGGACGAGGCCACGCAAGGCCTGCCCGCGGGCGCGGGCGCGTGGGACCTGCTCCTCGAAGACCCCTCGGGCGACGTGACCCGCCTGGCCGCCGGGCCCGCGCTTGTCGAAACCACCGTGAGCGACACTGAAAGGAGTCCGCATTGATCCGCGCATTGGACGGCTGCTCGTGCGACGAGGGGCCGGTAATCATCCTCGAGGACGCGATCATCGGCGACGTGAGCATCGTCTACGCCACCGACGCGGACATCGACAACCTGTTCCCAACACCAACCACAGATAAGGAGGAACACGATGGCTAACACCAGCAAGGTCATCGACCTGGACCGGCTCGCCCGGTTCAAAGCAAAGCAGGACGCGGCCAACGCCGCCAAGTTCGCACTCAAGGGCGAAGGCGGCTCGATCGCCACGGCCGACAAGGCGGGCATCGTCAAGCCCGGCGGCGATTTCGACATCACCGAGGACGGCACCATCAGCCTGTACAAGGCGATGGGCATTAACTCGTTCACCGTTTCCCCATCGCAGGCGGAACACGGTTCGACGGTCGCGGACGTGACCGTCGCATGGAGCCTGTCCAAGACGCCGAAATCGCTCACCCTGGACGACAAGGCGCAGGACACGGCATCCAAGGGCACGACACTCTCCGGCGTGAACCTCAAAGCGAGCAAGACGTACACGCTCAAGGCCACCGACGCGCGAAACGCCGTCGCCACCCGCACCGCCGACGTCGCTTTCCGCGACAAGCGCCACTGGTGGGNCGCCGCCAGCCTCGACGCGGCGGGAGTGACCGACCAGATCATCAACCAGGCGACCGGCGAACTCGCCACATGGTACAACAAAACGTTCACCCTGAACGCGGCGGCCGGGCAGCACATCTACTACGCGTTCCCCGCGTCGTGGGGCACGCCCCGATTCTTCGTCGGCGGCTTCGAAGGCGGCTTCGCGTTGTTGAAGACGTTCGACCACAAGAACGCGAGCGGCGCGACCATCAGCTACGCGGTCTGGAAATCCACGAACGCGGGTCTCGGCAACACCACCGTCGAAGTGAAGTAAAGGAGAACCCTGATGGCAATCGAACTGATCGACACGCTCGCGCCGAAGAACAACGGCACGTTCCCCATGGTCAAAGCCAAGGATGTGGACGTGGACGGCAAACGACTCCCCGAGAAACTCAAGGAGCTCGAAACGGCTGCCGGAAACATCGAGACCGCCACCGACGCGGACATCAACAACCTGTTCAACCCCAGCAGCAAGTAACGAAAGGAAACCATCATGGCCACGAAATTCATCAACCTGAACAACCTCGCCACATTCCTCGCCAAACTCAAGACCCTGTTCGTCGCCAAGGAACTCAAGACCGGCAGCACCAACACCTACAAGGTGCTCTCCGACAACAACCTCACCGACGAACTCGTCGCCAAGATCAAGAACGCCGGCGCCTCCACGTTCTCCGGCGCGTACACGGACCTGACCGGCAAGCCTGCCATCGGCGGCAAGGAGATCGCCAGCGGTAACCAGACCGCGGCCAGCCTCGGCCTCGCCACCCCCGCGGACGTGACCACCGCCGCCAACAACGCGCGCGCCGGCGCCGTCAACGACATCAAGAATCTCGGCTATCAGACCGCAGCCAACGTCGAGACCGCCATCAGCGCGAAAGGCTACCAGACCGCCGCCCAGGTCAACACCATCGTCACCGGCAAAGGCTACCAGACCGCCGCCAACGTGGACGCCAAGGTCAACGCCGCGAAGACCGAACTGCAGAACTCGCTCGGCTCCGCATTCCGCGCCAAGGGATCCACGATGTTCGCCAGCCTGCCCGCCCCCGCATCCGCCACCAAGGGCGACGTGTGGAACATCACAGACCAGTTCACCACCACCGACCAGTTCGTCGACGGCTCAGGCAAGNCCCTGCCCGCCGGCACCAACGTCGTCGCCGTGGCCGTCACCACCGGCGACACCACCGTCATGAAATGGGACGCGCTCACAGGCATGATCGATTTGAGCGGCTACATGCGCAAAACCGACATCACCCCGGCCAGCGACGCCGAAATCGACGCCCTGTTCGCCTAAGGGACCCCGGCCATGGCGGAAACATACGTCACCCTCCACGGCCTCGCACGGGCGGTCACGAACCTGCTGCAACGCACCAACACGCGCACTATGTTCACGGCCGCCCACCCCATCGGCGAGATCATCGAAACCACCCCCAACCTCGACCCCAACACAATCGGCGGCACATGGACACGCCTCCCCGACACCATCGGACGAGGCCGCCTCTGGAAACGCACCGCATAAACGTCAGGAGAACACATGACAGTCGAACTCATCACCGGCTTCGCCGGCACCCCACACATCGGCAGCGACGACATCGGCGCATTCCAGGCCGGCATCGTCGGACCTGGCGACTACGCGCTCGCCACCGGTAATCAGCTCAGGGCCACCATGAGCAACGCGAACACCATCGCCGTCCAATCCGGTGATGCCGTATTGAACGGCCGCCATGTGCACCTGACCGGCACCACCACCGCCACCGNGCAATCCGGCACCCAAGGCCAGAAACGCAACGATCTCGTGGTGCTTCGCTACACGAAGAACACCACCACCGGCGTGGAAACCTGCTCAATCGTGGTCCTCAAGGGCACCCCCACCACCGGTACCCCGGCGGATCCGGCCCACAACACCGGCAGCATCCTCGACGGCGCCGCCACCCACGACATGCCCCTCTACCGCATCCCGATCAACGGCATCACCGTCGGTACCCTCGTGCCATTGTTCAACGTTCTGAAGCCGATGACCGACGTGTGGGATTCCCTAACCCCACTGCCCACGTCCGTCCAATCAGGCGTGTTCATTGGGAGTTCCAACGAGAACGGCATTTGCGTCATCTCCTACCAATCTCCCAACGGCAAGGCGCCTGACGTAATTGTCGCCACCCCCGGGCCGTGGTCCTCGGACGACATGCGAGGCTTGGCCATAACCATTTGGGAGAATGGTGTGGACTCGGCACAAATGCGATTGATGAACACCCGTACTGGAGAGTTCGGCACAAGATGGCCTGCAAGATTCTCATGGGTTGCGATATGGAACTAGCTTTCCCTATCCAGGGAAGGCTATTTGTTCCATGTAGCGATCCAGCTAACAGGGTAGTTCCCAGCGTTAATCCATGACCATGTGTCGGATCGAAGGATTCTGAACTGGCCTCCATTCGCGTCTAGGCTCCAAAGACGCGACATATATCGCTTCTGGACAATCTCGTTGTTGTTCGCCTGCTCATTATCGCTGAACACGAAGGAATCAGGCTTGCGACCCGCCGCCCAAGAGGGGCGGCCGGTCGGGAATTTGAAGGAGACTGCCCCAAGGGCACTGACCCCCTCGTTCGTTCGTCCGCATGCAATATAAGTGCTCGGGGTTAGGGAAAACTACGCAGGCACCGGGTCGGCGGTGCGCCAGACGCCGGCGCATCCCGCGTACGCGCTGTTCGGGTTACCGAGCATCGTGACGGTGCCATTGGCCTCGCCGTAACAGATGAATGTCGTGTTACCACCGAAAACGGCCACGGGCGTATTGACGGAAACAGGTCGATACCCTTCGGGAATCTTCTCCTGAGCCTTCGTGTAATTGTTTTCCCCTGACTGGTCGAATTTCACGTTGCCGCCCATAAAACAAATATTGCCGATGCGCGTAAGCAAAACGCTGTCTCTGCTATACGGCACACGCCACCCCGTCGAACGCTGGGCTAGGGAATCCTATTGCCCGATCAGCGCGCGTTCCCAGATGCTTTGGGCCTCCTTGAGAGACGCGATTTCCGGTCGCAGATAGAATCTGGCGGTCGTCTTGATGTCGGTGTGACCGAGGAACTTGCTGACCACCGCGATGTTGACTCCCGCTTCCAGGGCGTTGGTGGCCCAACTGTGGCGGAGATTCTGCACCGGCACGTAGGGCAGCGACTCCTTTTTGCACCATGAGGCGTAGCGTCGCGCGGCTTGCGATGGAGTCAGGTCACCGATGATACGGCCCTTCCGGCCGTTGCGGATCTCCCGCAATCGCCGGACGGCGAATCGGGGAAGGGGCAGAAACCGGTCGGACAGTTCAGTCTTCGGCGGCACCACCACTTCGTGGCCGGCCACCCATTGCACTCCACGCTGGATATGAGTGATGCCGGAACGCATATCGATATCCGCCCAATCGACTCCGTACCCCTCTTCCGGCCGCAACGCCAGACACGAGTCCACAATCAGCCAAGCCTCAAGCGCATGGCCATAAAAGCCCTGTAGTTGGCGACGAGTCTGCCCGATGGTCAGCAGACGCGGCACATAGAGCGGCTTGACCGGCAGATCAATCTCCAAACGGGTCACATCGACCTCTAAGTAGCCCCACTTCGCGGCCTTGCGTAGCATCTGCCTCAACACCGCCCAAGCCTTGCGGGCCGCACCTGGACCCGCGAACCCTGACAGCCACAGCTCGATGTCATCCACGCCGATGTCAGCCAACTCCATGCTGCCGAACACCGGCTCCACATGGCACCGCCAAGCCGACTCATAGCCAACGCGCGTGACCTCGCGCAGGCGCTCGCAATAGCCGACATACCGGTCATCCCAAAACTCTTGCAACAACATTTCGACCTCCGAAAACCCACACGCCTCGCGGCCAATCCGCTCGGTATCGCGTGTGGGTTTTCTCACCATAAAGGAGCCCCGCATGTCGCAGTTAATCGAACAACTCGTTGAATGGATGGTGCCCTTCTTATGCGGTGGCGCGGTCACCGTGCTGGGCCTCATGCGGCGATGGGGCAGAGCAATCATCAACGGGATGCGCGAGCTCCTGCTGTGCCAGTTGGAGGACCTGCGACGCGAAATGGTCGTCGAGCACGACGGAGTGGCGGACGAGGACCTCAAATCACGCTCCCAGCGACTCTATGACAGCTATCACAGCCTGGGCGGCAACGGCCACGGCACGTCCCTCAACGACGACATCCAATCTGCGCCAATCGCGCCGCGCAACAGAACTTGAGCCCCGCAATCCCGCGAGACTCCAAACCAAAACATCTCTGAAGGAGAACGCATGAAAAATTGGGAAACCCTCGAAGCGGACGAGGACATGATCCTCAACACGCACTTCACACCTGGGCGCTCCGGCCGCAACATCGACAAGATTGTCATCCACCACAACGCCGGCAATTTGAGTATCGCCGGATGCTACAACGTGTGGCAGACCCGCGAAGCGTCGGCGCACTACCAGGTAGACTCGAACGGTCGCATCGGCCAGCTCGTCTGGGATGCCGACACCGCATGGCACGCCGGCGACTGGGCCGCCAACACCACCAGCATCGGCATCGAACACGCCGACATCAACACCAACCCATGGCAATGCTCGGACGCCACCATCGACAACGGCGCCCATTTGGTGGCCGCACTGTGCAAATACTACGAGCTCGGCCGCCCGCAGTGGGGCGTGAACGTGTTCCCCCACTCCCGCTTCAGCGCCACCGAATGCCCGGCCAGCCTCGCCGGCACCCAGAACGCGGCCTACATGGCCAAGGCGCAGTACTGGTACGACAAGATGAGCGGCGGCAACCCCAGCACCCCAAGCACGCCGAGCCAGCCGCAGCAGCATGCCACGAACCTCGAGGCGTTGGCGGACGCGGTGATCCGCGGCGACTACGGCAACGGCGACGAACGCAAGCAGCGGCTCGGCAGCCAGTACGACGCGGTCATGGCAATCGTCAACGCCCGCTACGGCATCGCCTCCGGTGGCTCCTCGGCCAGCGTGAACATCGACGACCTCGCACGTCGCGTCATCAACGGCGAATTCGGTGTCGGCGACGCCCGAAAAGCCGCCCTCGGCAGCAACTACGAAGCCGTGCAGGCGCGCGTCAACCAGCTCCTCGGCCAGGGCGGCGGCGGTTCCGCGCCGAGCGTGGACCTCAACGCCCTGGCGGATGCGGTCATCCGTGGCGACTACGGCAACGGCGCTCAACGCCAAGCCGCACTCGGAGCCAACTACGCGGCCGTGCAGGCCATCGTCAACAAGAAGCTCGGCTACTAAGGAAGGAACAACCATGACCGACAACACGCTGGACACCCAACTCAACGAGATCACGGCAACCGGCGCGAACACGCCTGGCATCGCCGACCACAAGGCCAACGGCAAGCTCGAGCCGGATGACGTGATCTCCGGCGCGGAGGCCGAGGGGCTCGTGCTCTGGCTCAAGGCCTCATTGGTGCGCGCCGTCAAGACCGCCGCCCAGAGTGCGGTGGCCGCCATCGGCACCACCGTCCTGACCATCGGACAGGTGGACTGGCGCATCATCGGCGGCACCGCCGCACTCTCCGCCGTCCTCTCGCTGCTGACCAGCGTGGCCGGCATCCCCGAAGTGGACGACGGGGCCAACGTCGCCAAGATCGCGGCAAAGAACTAACCCCCCAATCCAATAAGCAATCGGCCCCGTCCGACCGCAGACAGCTCCATGAGCTTGACTGCGGTCGGACGGGGCCGATTTTTTGCGTTGCAAAGTCCTTGTATATAATGGTGTGACCATCAAAATAGAGTGCACTTAGAGTGGACTCCTTCTGGGAGGCCAAGCGGCAGTAGGGTTCAGACAAAGTTGAGTCTATTCACAGCAAGTTTTAAGGAATAAAACCGCGGGGCCGCCGTGTTGTACATAGTGGAAACACTGAACCGACCTTGGAAGGGGCGATGGCGATGGAAACGATGACCCGAGTGAACGAACAGATGGATGTGGCCGCCAAGAAGCCGATGGCTGTGCAGCCGGGTGTCGCCCGTATGCGTGAACTGACTCCGGCCCAGCGCCGTGCGGTGATGTTCGCCCAGCAGCAGGTGCTCAAGGCGCAGGCCGCCAAGAAGGCCAAGGATCAGCGTCAAGCCGTTCGTGAACGTATTTGGGATGAGGATTCGCCGTCGTACAAGCCGACTGCCGCCGTCGAGCCTGTGGTGGTTGAGGAGGAGCCTCGCGAGGTTTCGTTGCGTGGTGCTATCGGTCATGTGCTGCGCGAACTGCGCACGCGCGATCGCCGTACGTTGCGTGAGGTCTCCGAGAAGGCAGGTGTTTCGCTGGGCTACCTTTCCGAAGTCGAACGTGGGCAGAAGGAAGCCAGCTCCGAACTGCTGAGCTCCATCGCCGATGCGCTCGGAGTTTCCACTTCGCGCATGCTGCGCATGGTGGCCGATTATCTCGACTCGGTCGAGGGCTGATCGGTTGGCGGTGTGAAGCCGCATCCCGTAATCTATGTCTAGCTGTGAACCCGTATCGCTTGTGGCGATGCGGGTTTTGCTGTCCTGCGGGTGGTGGCACACTGGCGTGTATGCGTGAACGGGAATTCTGGGAATTACTTGAAGAGGTGTTCGGTCGGACCTACGGTCGTTCGCTGTCGCGTGATCAACGGATGCCCAAACTGGCGAATATGACTGTGGTTGAGGCGTTGGGCGCGGGTGAGGAGCCACGCGTGGTCTGGAATGTGCTCTGTGACCAAATGGAGGTTCCGGACTCCAAGCGTTGGGGCCACGATCATAACGCGCCGCCCATGCCCGCCGTCTGACACTGCGGGATTACGGAGTCGCTGAATCGTGAAATTGGCGATTTCGGCGTGTTGCACGCCAAATTCGAACAAATGTTCGTGTGTGTGGTTATAGTTATCCACAGTGACAAGAAGCCGCATACGTGTGCACAGGGTGCTTGCCATCCGCCATAAGCCTTACCGCAGTAGGGCTTAGGGAGGTCAGATGGTCGAGCTCGGGCAAGCTGGAACCACAATGGTTGGTTTGGATTGCCTCACATGGCATGTTCGTCATACGGTGGAGGCATCCGATTCGCGCACGACTTCGACAAGGAGAAGATCATGGCACTTGAGACCAAGCCGGCCAAGGACCCGGCAGCCGAGGACAAGCACGAGCTCGATCCCAAGCGCAAGGCGGCGCTGGACACCGCGCTGGCGCAGGTCGAGAAGAGCTTTGGCAAAGGTTCCGCAATGCGACTGGGCGACCAGCCCGAGCAGAACGTCGAGGTGATTCCCACCGGTTCGTTGGCCCTCGATATGGCGCTCGGCATCGGCGGCCTGCCCAAGGGCCGCATCGTGGAGATCTACGGTCCCGAATCATCCGGTAAGACCACGCTCGCATTGCATGTGGTGGCCAATGCCCAGAAGAAGGGCGGCGTGGCGGCCTACATCGATGCCGAACACGCACTCGACCCGGCCTACGCCCGCAAGCTCGGCGTGGACACCGACTCGCTCATCGTCTCCCAGCCGGATAACGGCGAGCAGGCCCTCGAAATCGCCGACATGCTGATTCGCTCCGGTGCACTTGACGTCATCGTCATCGACTCGGTCGCCGCCCTAGTGCCGAAGGCCGAAATCGAAGGCGAAATGGGAGACAGCCATGTCGGTTTGCAGGCCCGACTCATGAGTCAGGCGCTGCGCAAGATGACCGGCGCGTTGGCTCAGGCCGGCACCACCGCCATCTTCATCAACCAGCTGCGTGAGAAGATCGGCGTGTTCTTCGGCAACCCTGAAACCACCACCGGTGGTAAAGCTCTGAAGTTCTACGCCTCCGTGCGCCTCGACATCCGCCGCATCCAGACCTTGAAGAACGGCGACGAAGCGGTGGGCAACCGCACGCGCGTCAAGGTGGTCAAGAACAAGATGGCCCCGCCTTTCAAGTCCGCCGAATTCGACATGCTCTACGGTGAAGGCATTTCCCGTGAGGGCTCGGTAATCGACATGGCCCAGCAGGTTGGCGTGGTCAAGAAGTCCGGTTCGTGGTTCACCTATGAGGGTGATCAGCTCGGTCAGGGACGAGAGAAGGTCCGTCAGTTCCTTAAGGACAACCCGGCCATCACCGAGGAGATTGAGAACAAGGTCAAGGCCGAGTTCGGTCTGATCGGTTCCGCCGATCAGTTCGCGGAAGATGGCGAAGCCGCAGCAGCGGCCGCCGTCAGCGAGGCCGCCGCTGCCGACGTGGCCAAGGACAGCAAGGCCGCAGCGGCGTCTGCTGCCAAAACGACCCGTGCCAAGTCCGGCGCAGCTAAGGCCTGA